CATATTTTAATTGATCACCAACTTGCTCGTAAACTGTTCTAAATTTTTCATGATCTCGATCACTAATACCAATACTCATTGCGGCATATTCAGTACGTAAAACATTATCACTATCAAAATAATCTACAAGATCATTAACGCTATAAGTTTTTACTAAACACGTAAAAGCAGATTCAAGTGATAATTTATCTGCCATTTCAAATGTACCAACACCATCCATATTAGCTGCCATAATAGGAATGCCCTCATAATTATATGGTCCAGTGCTATTTGGATAATCTGGGCTATAATTTAAAAAAGTAAATTTACGTTCTAAATCAACTTCTTTTCTTGATTCAAGCGTGCTTCTTTTAGGTCGAATAAGAACATCTTTATAGTCAAGCTTCATATCATCATCAATGCGCATTATAATTCCTCATCGTGTATATGCAATTGAATAAGAGCATAATGAAGAATTTTCATTAAGTCTTTACGAGCATCATCTCGAGTACCTTTATTTCCATATCTATTAGCATACTTATCGACATTACCCATACAAAAACCAGTGCCGTGTCCTCGGTCAATGATTACTTCAGTTGATTGAAATTTATTAGTGGAATAATGAGCTCCATATGTACTATCAATATATTTTTGAAACTCTTCAATATATTGATTCTCGTTAAATTTATACTCAATACTGTTTTTCATTCAATTTCCTCTAATTCATAATATTCCATTACTTCATTCGTTTGAGATTTTGCTATTGCTTCTGCTTTATCCCAATCAGCTTTATCTAATTCAAACTCTATTATTTTATCTATTCTAACATTTTCGACATCTGGCCAGCCAAGACTCTTAAGTGCGTATGTTACTGTTTGACCAGCATTATCTAAGATGCCTCTACGAATACATATCATAGCTTTATATCTCATGGCATTGTAAATAAGGCTCTTACGCCGCTGTCTTTATCTGTAGGCTGTCTAGCAAATACTACCCATTTATATGCAAACATCGTTTCTCTTGTGGTACAGAATTCTCTGAAAGATGTGCCTGTTGTATACACATCATCAACTACCAACCATGGGTGTTTTTGTTCCCACTCAGAATATTTTTGAAGAGCATTTTGTAATTTAACACCGCCGCGAGGAATACCAACAACCTTTGAAAATGGTTCCTTTTGATAGTCCATAATCATTGATGCTAAACAATCCCATTCTTTATCAGATACAGCATCCATTTCTATTTTCCATTCCATAGGAATGCCGGCATGGGAAGTAAATTTTTGTTTTTGAAAAAGATCCATTTTTTATCCACTTATATAAGGTGTGTCACCTACTTTTGCTCTTCGCCATTCTTTTTGATTAAACATTTTTCCTTGAAGTTCTGTTATATGTCTTATTTCATTATCTATATTGTCTTTACTGTTTTGTTTTTTTACAGTAAGTCTTTTCATTGTCAATCTTTGCAATCTATATGAGAGCGCACTTTCAATCCAATCAATATCTTCTAAATTTAATTTCCAATTATCAAGATTAGGCTTTACCATTATTTGCTCATTCCTTGAGGATCATATTGTTCACCATTATATGCTGGATATTGATCATCCTCAACTCCAGAATTACAGCCAACTACTACTATCGCTAAAAATATACAAGAGACAATAGTACCTTTTTTCATCCAATACATAAAGCCATCGAATGCTCGTTCAGCTTGTTGTTGTGCTTCTTGTCTGATTATTTCATCACTCGGTTTCATGATTGACCATCTTCCATTCTATAAAATACATGTGCGCCCATTTGAGCTATTTTAGTAAACGATTTCGCCCAATTTGGAGAAACGTATGTTGCATGATAGTGTGTGGCACCTTCAGTTATTCCATGCCATTTACCAGTAGTGTACATTGTAATAGCATGATTAATAGAGCGTTCCCATGCTTCAGCATTTTGTGGCTCATCTGCTTTACCGTCACAATACCAACTAAATTGGCATTTATTTAGTAACGGTTCACCCTTATCGTTTAAATAAGATTGGTGCACGACCTCACATGGAGTGTCTGGATATTTTTTATGCTTGACTCTATTTAGTACGACATCAGTAACAGCCATGGCATCTATTAGAGATGACGCCATGGTTTCATAGTATATATTTGTAGCTAGGCATTGTACTTGCTTAGCTTCTTCTTCTTGCGCTACTCGAATAGCTTCTTGTTCAATTGCTAATTCATTAGCCATTTCTTCCGCAAGTAATTGTACTTCCTCTTTTTTCTCAGTAGCTACTTTTGTACCTTCATAAGCAGCATAACCGATAACACCGCAGACCACGGCATTACCTAACATTATTGCTATATGTTTAAGTTTCATTTAGTTTCCTGATTTATTGTTATATACGTATTATATTACGTTTTATTCAAAATGTAAACCTTTATTTTACAAAAGGCCATTCTTTTTTACCATTAAGATTTTCAATTCTCTGTTTTAAAAAACTAATAGTAGTATGAATATGTCCGCAGTCGTGTGGTTCAAGAAGAGATTCATAATAATAAATTTCTTCTTGTAACATTTGTATACGAACATTTTCAGAATTTTTCATATTTAATTCATCATAATACGATTCTAATCCCATTAGGATACCTCTTTAAATTTAAGAGTGTATTGTTGATTAGGTAATCCAGATATGTCTTTATGTCCAAGGGCCCAATTTTCTGCAGCATCTTCTACGTAGCGAAGAGAATTATTGGGAAAACTTTCTTCAAAATATTTAATTCCATTATCTGTAAAATATTTAATGTAAGCATGTTCTTCTTTATAACTAAAATGTATTTCGCAATAGTCATTTCCATTATCGGAATAATAAGTCGAAAGTTTTTTACCCATTTTTTATTCTCCCTGAATTAAATCCTCTGCAAGAGGAAAGATTTTACTAATAGCCTTACCACACTCTCGAGCAAGTTCCATATGCTCTTTTTGAGTACCATTACCACTTCTCAATTCAATATAATGAATCCATGATCTAAGAGTTCCGTTAGCATACAAGCGAGATAAAGTCAAACCTTCCGGTAAAACTTTACGAGCCTGTTCTTTTGCAATGCCATTAAAAATTGCAAAGTCGTATGCTTTTTTAGCTTGATCAATTACATTTTGTTGTTGTAAATTCCATGCAGACTGTAAATCAGCATCATCTGTTTCAATTGAATTTTGCCTATTCTTATGATCTTGTAATCTTGCTTCTGATAAAACAAAGGTTTCATCCATATCACTTGGATTAGCATACCTTTGGCTAAATTCTTGGAATGAAAATGATCTATGTCTCAAAAGTTGTCTAGCAATGTCCCGAGTAGTTTCAATTTCCATAGTGGCTGAAGCCATTTCAAGAGGAGACCAGTGCTTATGCTTAATTAGGTATTTAATAAGCTTTTCGCTGGTCGCACTGTTAATTTGATTTGTAGGATTTGACACTCTTGCACAAAAAGCAATAAGATCTTGAACATCACCAATTTCCGGCATATCATAAACTTGTGTGTACCCTATCAATTTAGCCTTCATTACTTATATTCTCCAGTATCATATTCAATAAAATCTTCTTCATACATTTCTTCCCAATCTGTTGGAATCATAATACTGTGATTAATATGTTTAATAGCTTCTGTTAATTTTCCGCTTTCAGGTAAATCTTCTTCAAGCTGAACGAGAGCTTGATGTACTATTTTATACACGTTGTCGTTATGAATTTCAATTTTCATTGTCCTGCTTCCTTCATTACAAAAGTTCCTTTACGCGAATTCAAATAATTTTTACCTGAAACTCGATGCTTAATAAATCGCTTATTAGTTTCTGTTTTATTAGGATTTTCAATAGTAAATACGACATCTTTACCTTGTGCTAAAGCTTTCATTTGATTCATAAACCTGTCTCCTGAAGACATATAGTCTCTCCTCATAGCCTTACGAATTGATTTACTCACAGTACTGTGAATACCTTGTGATGTTTCTTTACCCATTATTTATCTCCTATCAAATTACTATATTTTTTTAGTTTTTCTCTTTTGGCTGTAGATGCCTCTAAAATATTATCACTAGAAATATTAAAATAATCACCTAATAAATCTAACATACATTGAACATCACCCATTTCATTT